CACGGCGTTCGACTTTCATTTCCAAAAGTTCTTTCTTTGTTTTTAACTGCTCGAACTGCTCTTTCTCGCTTGCGTCGAGTGCTCTTTTTTCCGCTTCTGCTTTATCCAACATAGCGCGCATCTGCTCTTTGTATTGAGCAATAGTTTCAAATTCTTTTCTCATGTTTTAAATTGATTTGCGTAAATTATTAATTTCATTTAGATAGTCTTTATTCTCGCCGGACAACTCCGCTATCGTATCATCCATACTCCGCACCGTTACGTCTGTGCCATAAAAAGCAGGATCAACAACGGGAGATATATCGGAAATCCGATCAATCATGTGTACAGTACGAAGCAACAACCCGTCTTTCATTGAATAGGAAACTTTTGTTTTATCCTTTTCATTTAAAGCATACGCAAAAGACGAACCGAAAATATCACCGCGTTTAATCATTTCTACGGCGAAATCTCCATCGGGAGTATTAGGAGCCTCAAACCTGTATTTTAGTCCGTAGTCGTCAAGTTCAAGCGACAAAGTTCCCGCACCACGATTAGAACGAGCTAACAATCTCTGTTTATTATGATCTAACAGAGCTTTAACATCACAACTACGCAATAACTCTTCCGTTATAGCTCCCTTTTCGATCACCTCAATAAAAGCGCGTTGTTTTTCCCTGTCGTACAATACACGGCTTTCTTGTCCGAATACAACCGCATAACCTTCGATTATTCTTCCATCTCTAACTTTAGGAGCACCTAGCTCTGTATAACTTCGTATTTCCATATTTTGCAAATATCATTCTACTATATGTTTGTTTCTTCGTTTTTGGGTAGCTCTACTTTTTGACTAGCCGCCTCGATTGGTTGAACGTTGCAGGAGATAAACACTTTGTCGCCTCCTTCAACGGGCGGTTTTCCTAAAGCCCTACGAGTATCATTCGGGGAATGAGCTCCCATTTCTTCCAAAGCTTTATAATAGCTCGCTTGTGTCGTTAAATCGGTTTGATATAAGCATGACAAATCAAATGAAATACTATATAAGTGAGCGACTGAATTAGGAATCAGCTTGTAATTAAATTCAGCCTCGATTTGTTTCAATATTGGTTGCAGTGTATCAGTTAAAAAAGAAACATTGCTCATTTCAGAAGCTTTGTAATTAGTAGATTGTCCGGCAAATACTTTATCCGGGTGAACTCCGTAAAATCTACATATATCAAGAATACTGAATTTCTTTGTTTCCAATAACTGCGCATCAACCGGATTTATAGAAAGTTGATGAAATCCAACATCGCCGGGAACTGAAATAATGTCTCTTCCTGTGTTTAGTTGTTCCTCTATACGATCCCCAACCGTAGAAAGTTGAATATCCGTCATACCTGCACTGGGCAACCCTTTATTTATCTCTTTTGCACCGGAAACAAGCCCCTTTATTTTACTTCCATTCTGAAAGGTTCGTAAATTCTGATTATCTGCACTAGCAGCTATGGAAAAGATACGACTAGCGTACATTATTGTACTTACTCCTGTATATCCCCCGTCCAAACTATTATTTTTAAGATGGATTATTTCGTAGGATTCAAAACGCCCATATATCCGATTATATGGATCAGAAATAATATAAACATCATTCAATTTGTCATAGGTTACTGTATTATTTGCGCATAATACAAGCTCGCTGACACTACCGAACTTCCGACGGATAACGATGTAGGCGTTTCCTTGATTTACGATTTGAACAACCATATTCCTAACCATTTCAAAACTATTCATTCGTCGGTTAGGCATACGGGTTAATATTGTATATAAATCGTTTTCCTCGTCTGGTGAGAAATATCCATCTTTTTTCCGTTTAATTATAAGCGGTAAAGACGCAATAGTCCCCGAAAGAATAGAAGTACATCTATATGCGGCTGAAAGTTTCATTGCTTGATTGCTGTTATGTACATCTATTGGCTGACCGGGCAATGATGGCAATCGGGAGTTTATTGCCGCATCTTTATCCGTTGTGCTCGTCTCTGCATTTAAGGCGCGTTTTTGCGTCTTTGAACGTCCCAATTCAAAATTAAAAGATAGTTTCATATAGCTCCATGTTATTAAATAAGTAGAATGTCATTAGGTTTGTTATAGTCGAATCAATCTTCGCGTTATGCGTTTTTTTGACTGGCTTCTTATTCATGTTCCGATCTTCGTCTAATACCGCATTACTAAAACAGTACGGCGTAATCGGATTAGGGCTAAAGGTGAGCTTACTCCGATACAAAGCAAGTTCAAAAGATTCAATAGGGCTTGTAAACGTTCCGTATGTCTGTTTAACAGGCTTAATATATTCACTCGCACCGCCTACGGAATAAGTAAGAAGATTTACAAATTCAGCCGATTTATAAGGATCATAGCCAACTCCCATAATTTGTAGATACTTTGCACGTGCAAGTATATCGTTTACTATTTGCTGATAGTCGATAATATCACCGTCACACAGAATTAAATATCCCGCTTTCGCCCAACCTTCGTAAAGTTCCCGATTCGGATGATCTTTCAAAGCTCCTTCCGGAAAATAGTAATCCGTATGTGAATGAAAAGAACCGCTTTCTTTCGAATAGATATTATAAGTAACCGTAGAAAAGTCGTCGCGAACGGATAAATCGACCGCCGCCATTGTTAACGGATAAGTACCTATATTCTCTATTTTAATATCCTTAAACCATTCCTCGATCTGCTTTGCTTCAATCCATTTTGTTGTCGAATCAACCGCAAACACATTAAGTAACTTTGTCCGAAACTCTAGCGCGTCCGGTGCGCTATATAAAGCCTTCTGGTATGCATCGATATAGAAATCTTCATAAACAGTTATACCCATATGTGGTTGCACTTTACGCCACGTTGCCGGATCGCCTTCCTCATCGTCTACGTCCGGCTCAAAGATGTGCGCAAATATGGAATCATTTTCAATCTCACCTCGTAGGATCGATTTATACATTTTGAGCATTTCGACGAATGGAGCCGTCTCTTTATCGGATGCGGTCGTAATTACTACGGTTAAAGGGTTGAGCCGTGCGCCCATTGAGGACGTTAAAACGTTCTTCAATGCAGCGCTATCGGCTTGTGAATACTCGTCTACTATTACCATGCTTGCGTTAAGTCCGTCTAATTTATCCGGATTAGAGGCAAGGCAACGGGCAAAAGAGGTTTTTCCCTTTATGCGGTTATATATGATTTCTCGATTAATTTTGAAGTGTCTAAACTTCGGATCGAGAGACTTTAAAATATTACGTATTTCATCAAAACAAACTTTCGCCTGATTATATGAGTTTGCAGCAACGTATGTTTGTGCGTTCGCATCACCGAACAACAAATCGTTAATCGAAAGACTCGCTACACTTGTTGTCTTACTGAATTTACGTGGAACGAATAGAAGAGCTTCACGAATCAAACGTTTGTTTGTTCCAGGCTTGTAAAACGCGAGAATGTTAGAGAACTGAAACACCTGTATCGGAGTCAGCTTATATCTAGTCTTTCCCTTTGTGCCGGAAAATTTCAAACGCTCGTAGAACGTGACGAACTTCTTTACTTCCTTGATCCGAAATTCGTATTTATCGAGGAAAACAAAGAAGCGGCGAACGGCTAGCAACTCGTAAAGGTTGTGTGCGTCCGGATTGTTAATACAACCTTTGATATACACATTTAGTCTTTCGTCTGCCCTATCTAGCTTATACGAATCAACGTCGATGTTATGCAAGTCGGAGATAACCAACTGCTTTAATGCTATCAGTTTATCTCTAGTCTCCTTCTCCATCGCGGTCTATTTTGTTTACTTCGTTAATCAAGTCGTTTACTTCGTCGTCGTCAGATGCAGAAAGCGTTTGAAAGGTCAAGCCAAGTTCGCGTAATTGTTTGCGTGTTGCTTCGAGCGCATCGAATAAAACTTTGAAAGCAGGATGTGCCGTAAGTTTATCATTATTTTCGCGGGACACTTCTTTCACGTATGACTTCATACGCTTCTTTGAAATATCGTTTAGTGCAATTTGAAACGCCATATATGAACCTGCGCAAAGAGTTATACAGAGGTCTAAATCTTCCGTATATGTTCCCTGCGACTCCATCGCGGCGCGAATCTTTTCTTTTATATCGTCCAAATCACACATTTATAGGCTTTTTGCATATAGGAAAAGATCGCAAGTATTTGGTAGCTCGGAAGATGCGCGCAAAAAGTTTACCCCCAACGCGCACCCCCCTCGTTTCAAAAATTACTCGCGCGTGTAAATATGAGGTGAGGTGGGTTTAGTGTATCGCGTTAAGAAATAAAAAACCGCCCCCTCTTAACGAGGTGAAGCGGTCTAAAATAAAATCTAAGATAGTTGTCAATTACTATTTCTTGCATTAGCCATTTCTTGTCGTATTTTTCTCATTAAATTATCATATTCAGTATTTGTAATTCCGAATTTATTCTTCAATGAAAACATGTTTCTTCTCACTTTTGACAATTTAAGCAAATAATCATCATCACCTATAAGTTGGACTTCATGTTCAAATTGAGCAGCTGTAAACATTTCGTCCAACTCATGCACCTCTTTATTAAATAACATTAATAAATTATCACAATCGAAATTACTATTCTTTTCTTTAGTAAACAGTATATCCACTTTACTACTTAGGTCAGAAATCTGCGACAAAATTAGATTAGCCTTCATTGTAGCACTATCTCCTTTCACAATAGGAATAGATGCCGCAGAGTTTAAAGCCAAAAGTTTAACTATAGAGTTTACATTCCCGACTTCATCTTTAGAAGAGAAAGTATCCTTCAAAGCAGTAGTAATCTTCCGTTGTGCCTCTATGACATCTCTATAACCCATTTCTCGAGAATACTCAATATACCTTAATGGATTGATGTCAAAAATTTTAGGTGTTCCTTTTTCTTGAATAAGAACTACTGGCATATCAAAAGCCTGTCTAATCCCTAATTCAAATAAGACATTCGGATTTCTTGAACTTAAATCACAAATTGCAATAGGAGTTTCCAAAAGCTTATTCAAAATATCTAGTTGTATTAAGTTTGTTTTAGCAACTTCGTCACCTCGTATCGGATTAAATTCAGCTTGGAAAACTGCAGGTTTTATAATATCTTCATAAACTTTTGTAAAATGCCCAGAATTATAACCGTCACAATCACCAATAGGCATTATCACAAAACAATCTTTCTTATCTTCATTCATAGCTGTTAAATTTAAAAATCGTACAAATATAAGAAAAGATTCTCATAACTTGTATCCGTTATCTATGAGAATTTTTAACAAAAATATAAAATAATCTATTTCAAAAACTTCTCAACAAACCGTTCCGTCGCCCTCCGATTATTCGCCTGTATCACCTCTTTCGAATGACTGAAAGCGCGTCGATGTGCATCAGAGTGGCACGAATGGCAGAGGCTTTGCAGATTGTTATAATCAAACATTAGTTGTCTCATTCCGAGTTCATGCGGCACGGACTCAACCGGGACAGTGTGATGTACTTCCGTTGCAAGTGTACTGCGATTGTTCGCTTCGCACACTTCACAAACCGGATTGCTTTGTAGCTTCTTAGCTCGAAGTAACTTCCATTTGTTGGAGTTAATCATCTTAATGTAATGCGGGTTTCTACTCATTGTTCGTCATAATTAAAAAGAATCTTATCACATTGATAACAATCGTGCAACTCCTTTCGTGTCGCCTCGATGTCGTCCGTTTCTATCTCAACTAAATGCGTCTCGGACACATCGCCCGATTTGCATTGAATACGCCTGATTATATACATAACGTTTCGATCCGGTCTAATCCGTTAATAAGTAATCTAATCCGTGCACAATTCCCGTCGCATCGGGTCGATTGTGTTTCCTGTTTATGTATCCGGCTTGCACAGCCTTTGCAGTTCTTAGACGGACACATTTGTTTATACACTTCGATAGCTTGCCGCCTCGTTTCGTCTCTCTGTATCCGAGCCGCTTCGATAGCGACTTTTCGAATTAAGCCACGCGAGCGGATGCGCTCGTTTGTGGCTTGTTCGATGTACTGTTTTAGTTTACTCATTTTACCGTGTTATTTTTAGGTTTGTAATTCCATCCGTTTAACTCGTAGACTTTCCGTTTCGCCTCTTCCTGCGTTGCCGCATCATCTACCTTTGTATCTCCGTCTGGATCGCGACGATAGATATTAAAGTGACGAAAACGAGGGGAATAATAATACTTTGATTGATTTTGTGTTTGGCTCATTTCTTTTTGTGTTATGATTATTTCCTTTTATTCATTTTCTTCCGCTTCCGGTCTTTTTTGATTTGATTCGCAGTACGTCCACCTTTCGAAGAGGAATTTTTCCAAGAAGGTGGGACGGTTTTCCAAGGAGTAGACTTTTCTTCATCTACCATTTTCAGTTCCCTATAGGGAATATCATAAGGTCTGTTTTCGTATCTATATGTATTCATATCTTTCTTGGATTTGATAAAAGGGCACGCCTCCGAAAAGAAGTATAAATTGTCACATTTAAAACTTTACCGTCAAAAATGGAGAACGTACCCAGATTATTATTAATTTTGTTATGTCACATTTAAAACTTATATTTATGAAAAAATTTATTCAACTATCATTTCGTGAGAAGTCTTTCAAAAAATACCTTATTGATATAAATAAGATCGACTATGTTATAGAAGATGAAAATTCTAATATTGGTTCTTTTGTCTATTTAGAAGGTCTAGAAAAGCCATTTCATGTATTAGAATCCGTTCGTTCTATAAATGATTTGATTTCGGAGAATTCCCAAGAACAAAGTTTGCCAATTCATTTGCAACACTCAATATTTCGCAAAAAGTAGGAGACAGATTTAGTTCTCTCTCTTTAATTATTATTGCTTGCTCCCACGCCCATTTTCGGACGCTGGTCTCAAATTCTTTTGTTTTTACTTTCGTGTTCATAGCCTTCCTTTCTATCTTGTTTTACGCTAATTGATTACACAAACATTCTAGGCTGCATCCGCGACAAAATGATTTTATTCGCATCTGCATAGAACTTCTTCTTTATCTCAAATCCGTATGCTTTTCGCCCGCATTGAGCGGCTGCAAGTAATGTTGTCCCACTTCCGGCGCATGGGTCTATTACAACATCACCCGCATCGGTGAAAAGTTCGATCAACCGCTCAAGCAACGGAACTGATTTTTGTGTCGGATGAATCCGCGGTGTATCTGTGTCTCTAGGATAATCGAAACAATTAAATACCATCCGACCGCCATTATTGAACTTTGGCAGTTTGTCCCGATACAAGAGTACACCATATTCACAATTACCAACGACCTTCATATTAGCCTTTAAAACTTGTGCCGAAAAGTTCTTTTTAAATACCAGATTGATATAATTGTTCAGCCCGTATTCCTTCGCTTTCTGTATAAGTTCGAATTGTTGCTGAAATTCACAAAAGACAATCATACAGGGGGATTTTCCTTTTTCTTTTGGCTCTTTAACGAGCATCTTGCTACAAAAGTGAAGAAATTCAGTAATTCGAAAATCTTTATCGGTATCGAAAAACTCTTTTCCGGCTAATTCGCTTTCTCCATTAGAATTGTCTCCGTCGATATACCAAGATGGATTAGAACCGTATGCGTTCTTCCCGATGTTGTAGGGAATATCCGCAATGATTAGTTGCGCTTTCGGAATACCGTATGTTTTATAGTTCTGGAAATGGTCGTTAAATAGTTCTACGTCTTTCATCGAAACAACAATATTAATCGTTAATAATCTCGTCCTCATTCTCTACTACTTCGCTTTTTACAGGTTTCTTCACCGGAACGCGAATCGCCTTTTCCGTGAACTTACTCGATAGATACCTATTCGCCTGCTCCCAATCCGCAAAGTGTAAATTCGGATCAGTATAGAGCGAGATAATCGTAGAGTTTAATTTATCGAGTGCTCCGAAAGCGCTTGAATTTATCGTGCCGTCTAAGGGTGAAAACTTGGTAACTAAACCGTTGTAATTCTCTGATACAAATCGGTCTATATACTTCCGATTCCGTTCATTTGCCGCGACGGGGTCTGCCGATATGTCGTGCAAATAATTTGTGTTTGATAGCTTTTTAACCATATTAAAATCCTTCTAATCGTTTTTGTCCGTTCATTTCGTCTACCTTGTGTTGTGGTAGTTTTCGTTTTGGTTTTACATACTCGAAATGTCGTTCCGCCTGTGATAGATCGTAGAACATTTCTTTGATTTCGTCCGGTAGTACTTCTTCATCATCATCGCCGGGCATCGGATCGGCAACCCGGAGAAAGCAGCCTAAAATGTACTGCATAATCTCGTATGTGCTTTTGAAATGATAGTCAGCGCGAATCTTATCGAGCCTTTGCCATTGTTCCAGATCGACGCGAACCGGAATCTTTTTAAAATACACAAGTTTCTTTTTTCTGCTTCGCATGGTTTCGTTGTATTAATTATCTTCTACTAGCTCCGTTCAAGTCCAAGACGTTAAACATTTCATTTATTCGATCCGCGATATACGCGCCGTAAATACGCTGTATTTCCTTAATCGTTAAGTTCGTTGTAACATGAGTTATTGCCTCATGTCTCAACTCGTACCGACATTGGAAAATATACTGCATCACGTTTAGTTCAGTACCGAAATACTTTGCCGGGATTGGCTCGCGTCCTAGTTCATCAAAACAGATCATTCGCGGCGTACCGTTGTTGTAAGTATACAATTCTAGTGCATCCTTTCCGCGCATCGAAAAGCCGTTTGCAATACAGGAAGCCGAATCAATCCTAAAACCACCGATCGGATAGCCGCCCTTTGCTTTGCCGCGTGTGAAATAGCTATATCGGTTTAGAATCTGCATAATAGTGCTTTTTCCTGTACCGATGTCGCCTCGTAACAATAGCCCTTTATTCGCGTCTAGCTTCCCGGATCGCCCCTCTGTGTATAAAAACAATTGATTCATTAAGTTTTTATTCGAATCGTCAATCTTAAAGCCAGGGCAAACGTATTTGCAACACGCCTTAAACCATTCTGGGCGCTTTTCTACTTCTATCGGCTCGTCATAGTACGGTAGTCCGTATGATAGAATCGCCGCTATCGGTAGAGTCTGTTTGCTTCTTGTTTCCATATTCGTTTTTATTGTTCTTTAGTTCAAAAAATCCCGCCCAATTATTCGCAATCGATTCATCTACGATTTGAGATGCGACCGCCGGATTACCTTTGCTCAATTTCACTAATTTGTTGTAACACGCTTTGAGTGACTTTTCCGATTTGTAATTTTCCCGCCTGTCTTTCTTGTATTCAAGCCAGAGCGAAAACGCTTCTAAAAACTCGTCAGATATAAAATCAAAATCTCCATGAGAGACTTTAGAGAGTATATTTCTGTTTGGTTTCTGTTTTAGTTTATTATAGTCTGTACTATCCCCTGTATCATTGACTCCCTTATCTACTGTATCATTGGCTGTCTGATTGGCTCCCTTATTGGCTGTTTGATTGGCTGTAAAATTTACAGTAGTAGTTACAGTGGTTTTAAATTCCTTCACGAAAGAATAAGAGCTTATAATACGTTTGTTCTTACCAGATTTATAATAAATCAATCCTGCATTTATTAAAGACTCACGGGCTTTTATTAGTGTTTTCTCATTCACGTTAAGCGCAAAACAAAGTTCAATGTTCGAGCAATCGAAAACGTCCCTCCAATCTTCGCCGTTACAAATAGCCACTAATTCGTAAAAAAGGGCTTGCTCGGTGGCGGTAAATCTGAAACGTCGTCGCGCTTTTCGCATCTTTTCAGTTAGCGTATATCCGTCTATATTCATCACACTTATAAAGTCTATCGAGCAACATAATAACTACAAATCCTTATCCCGATCGCCCGCCCCACTTTCAGGACGGAACAATAGCAAATAAAATTATTCTCTCTTCCTCCGTTGCGACACGTTCGGCAATCGTGTTTTACTGGTTTCTGTACTGTTTTCTTCACCATTCTTATACCTCCTTTATTTTAATTCCATGAACGTAAAGCATGAGCTTACGTTTGATTATATACTCCTTTGTCCGAACACCTTTAGTATCTTCGACGATATACTCACCATCCCGATAATAAACGAAATCCGCGATGTAGTAAACTCCTCGTTCGATCAGCTTCTTTTTACGTAGCATCTTCCGCACTCCCTGTACTTCATAGAAACGATATTGAGGCGAAATAAGCTCGTATTTTACTTGCTCTTGTAATCCGGTTATAATCCCCTTCTTTTCGAGTAGTTTCAACTCCTTAGCGCGTCGATATTCCTTTTTAGAGTCGTATCCGTCTATTTTTACATTGTTATACTTTGCCATATATTTAAAATTATTTGTCGTCTAACCAGATATTCACTACGCTGATTAGACGTAGAACATTAAACTTAAATACGAGGGCTTTCACCTCACACCGTCCTTTTCGGCGGCATTATTGGTTAGTAATATTATTTGGTAAAGTATTTATTTTTTAGCTTCATACGGATAAACGTCTACAATCGCCGTTTCTTTGAGAAGAATCGAAGAATAATCCGCCATCGTTCCTTTCATACCTTCGTCGAGTTTCTTCATTGCGTCGTGAATGTCCGCCGCCTGTATGAGTACGTTTGTATAAGTCCGTTTCTCCTTGCTGCTTTTCTCATCAAGCGTAATGAAAGCGAGTCGCCCAGCAAACCATTTATCGGCGGAATCCTCTTCGCTCGTAAATATCTCGCTATAATGTGCGCGGGAAATGTCGGACACTGTGAACTCACCGGAGATAAACGGCGTTACTTCTTCGATTATTCGTGCTTCTGCTTCGGTAAAACTTAGCGCATCGACCAAATACGGTTCGGTTACCTTCTTTTGTATCCCGTTTTCCATTACTTTCTCGTAACGGATTTTACATAAAAACCAAGTGTGCATAATTTTGTGTTTATTAAAGTGTTTATAAAAAATGTGATTAATCGTGTTGTGTTAGTGTTGTGACGGTACTTTCTTCATCAGTTTCTTTAATTCCTTCCGTATCTTATAAATCTGATTTTTAACCGGAACACTGTTTTTCGCTTCCGGCTTTAACGCCTCGATCTGCATCTTTAATTTTAAAACCTCTTTTGCCTTATCGACACAATCAAGCAAGTCCAGACCGGAACGGATAGATTCGTCTATCATCTCGCTAGCCAACCGGATTCGATCATAGAGTTTCTTTATATTCTCCACGTGATCGGCTCGATTCATTTCGAGTATTCGACCGTCGTTTACATAGCCGTCATAAATGACATAATACAACTTGTCTACGTCCGGACGCCCTAGAAAATGTCCGAGGAATTGCCAATAATATTCGTCTTTTTCGTCGATGGTATTTCCGAACTGCAGCGATTCGATCTTTCCTTGCGACATCGGGCACTTGATCTCACCCAGAGCGATAACTTTCCCGTCAAATCCGTACACATAGAAATCCGGTGAATCTCCGAATCCTTCAAACGGTTCATTGAAAACAATGTCCTTAAAATCGGTTGTACACGACTTGATCTCGTTCATTAACTGGCTCCGTACCCATTCGACCGCTAGCGGTTCGTTTTCATGTCCCCAATCAAACGCCTTGTTACTTCCATTTTCTCGCATCGTCCCGGTTCTCCGCTCGTATCGTACTAAATACATCGCGTCTAACGCACCTTTACCAAAGGGACAACTTTTACCCGCTTTCATCAGATCGGGAAGCGTAGAGGCGGTTATTTTGCCCCGTCTCTTTTCCTTCCATTCGATTTCTTTTTGTTCACTTGATTTCATGTGCTACTAATTCTTTGATTTGTTCTTTAGTTAGTTTATATTTCGTCTGTACCTGTGCGACCGTAAAACCACCTGCCAGACCATCGAGGATATTTTTCCAGATTGCCGATCCTGTCTCAACAGTAGGCAATGAGTTTTCTACTTTCGGAAGAAAAGGACGAATACGAAGCGAATCAACCTTTTCGCCGAAAGCGTCAACTAATACCGCTCCGATTTGGATTTGCTTGTTTATCCATGACTCAAAATTCGGATTCTTGAAAATTTTCGTCAATGTTTTGCAGTTCGTCCGGTTGAGGATCATCGGTTTCACATTTTCGAGGAAATAAGCGACGAAACATTCTTCTTTCTTTCCAGACGCGCCGACTACCTGCTCTTTTTTCGTTTCGCGGATAGTGAGGATTATATCTTTCCCATCCGGTAGGCTGTAAGCGCCTAGATAGTCATAATTGAATTGAGTTTTCCAATGTGTCATTATCGTGTTGTTTAAAAGTTATCGTTTCCACTCTGATAAAGCGACTCATAACAGTGAGCGCAAACCGTTATTATCTTTGTGCCATGTCTGCCGCGTTCGTACGTTTCGACCTCTAATTCTATCTCTTC